GCAGTTCAACGCGAGCGGGTACCACCGCGTCTGGAACAACACCGGGCAGCAGTGGGACCACAACGCCAACCCGTTCCTGCCTAGCGGCTATGGTCCCGGCGCGCAGCGCTGGCGCGACGAGTTCAACTACGACGTGTACCACGACGCCAACGGCAACGCGCAGGTGCAGTACGGCATGGAGGTGCGCGCGAACAACACGACGTACTTCAGCGGTGTGTCGGCTGTCTACAACCTGCCGCGCATCCCGCTCGCTCCCGGCCAGCCCGGCACTCCGACCGCCAGCAACATCACGACCAGTAGCGTTCAGCTGAACTGGAGCAACGGTTCTCGAGGCCACGCCGACATCGATCAGGTGCTCCTCCGGCGCTGGGATGGTGCCAGCATGAGTGGCGGCTACGAGAACATCGTGCTCGGCGCCGGCACCACGAGCTACACGAAGACTGGTCTGTCGCGCGGGACGACGCACACCTTCGGCGTCTACAACCACAACGGCGACGGCTACGGCCCGGTGAGCGGGGGCCGCACGATCACAATCGCGCACACCGCTCCCGACAAGCCGCCGACCCCGACGTTCAACAGCGCGACGAGCTCGAGCCTGAACATCTCGATCACCGACCCGAGCTACACGGGCGGCGGCATCACCAGCCGCGAGGTGCAATACTCGCTGACCAACGACTTCTCCTCCGGCGTCGTCTCGATGACGAGCGGCTTCGGTTATACGTTCACGATCTCGAGCCTCGCGCGCTACACGCCGTACTTCATCCGGCACCGCGTGACGAGCGCTATTGGGACGAGCGTCTGGAGCGACACACTCTCGACCAGCACCCTGGCCGACCTGCCGTCCGCCCCGGACCTCTACAACGCGACCGACATCGCCAGCACCACGGCGTACTCGTCGGCCCCGAGCGTGGCGGACAACGGCGCCGCGCCGCTCAACAACATCCGCTGGCAGATCGCGACCACGCAGAACACGGGCGCGGCGGTCACGACGCTCGGTCGCTACGGCCTCCCGTTCTTCACCGGCCTCTCGGCCAACACGCTGTACTGGTACCGACTCGCCGTGCAGAACGTCCAGGGCTGGGGTGCGTACGGCCCGTGGGTCTCGTTCACGACCAAGAGCAACGTCCCAGGGCCGCCGGCGACCGGCCCGACGATCAGCGCGATCGGCAACAACGGGGCCACGGCGACGTGGACCGCGCCTTCGACGCTCAACGGAGCCACGGTCACCGGCTATACAGTGCGCATCTCGCCGACACCCGACTTCGGGACCGGCGTCCTGGTCTACAGCCAGGCGACCCTCAGCAAGGTGTTCGACGGCCTGCAGCCCGGCACGCAGTACTTCGTGCAGGTCTGGAGCAACACGAACAACGGCATCGGCTCGTACAGCAACGTCGTCTCGTTCACCACGACGGGCACTGCTCCGGGCAACAAGCCCATCTGGGTGCGCGTCGCGGGAGCGTGGAAGTTCGGCGTGATCTGGGTGAAGGTCGGCGGCGTCTGGAAGCAGGGTATCCCCTGGGTCAAAGTCGCAGGGAGCTGGAAGAAGCTATGACCGTCACGATCAGCAGCAGCCCGCAGGAGACGACGGTCCTCGAGTTCGAGGCCCGCAAGTCCGCGGCGTTCGGCGTCTGGTTCCAGGACGCTCGCGGCGCGACCGTCAACCTGACAGGCAGCGAGATCCGCCTGACGGTCGGCAACCCTCAGGTGCTGCAGGTCGACGCCGACTACATCGATGCCGGCGCCGGCTACGCGACGTTCGCCCTGCAGGCGAGCGACCTCGACCTCATTCCGAAGACGTACCCGTTCGTCGTGACCCTGGTCTCGAGCAACTACTCGCTCGTCGTCCTGAAGGGCGAGCTCAAGCTCAAGCCGAACGGCGAGGTCACTAGCACGAGTGAGACGTTCACGACTCCACCCGCGGCGAACAGCCTGCTCGTCAAGCTACTCGGCAGTCAGAACGTCCACGTCTCTCTGGCGGCGTACCCGCCGAACCTCGTGCAGCTCCCTCCGAGCGGCCTGATCCCCGGCCCTCCCGGAGACAAAGGTGACAAGGGTGACAAGGGCGACAAGGGCGACAAGGGGGACGCCGGCCCGGCCGCCAGTACCCTGCTCACCGTGGAGGACACGAGCAACCTCGACCTGACGCTCACGGGCACTGGCGCTCCCGGCAACCCGTGGGTGCTGAGCGGCGTCATCCAGAACTTCAACAGCCCCGCCGGCATGACGATGCCGTGGCTCGGCAATGTCCTGCCTGCGGGCTGGCTCGAGTGTGATGGTACCGCCGTCTCGAGAACAACCTACGCGGCGCTGTTCGCTGTCTTCGGTGTCACCTACGGCGCGGGCAACGGTACGACGACCTTCAACCTGCCTGACTTCCGTGGGCGGACGATGGTCGGTTACGACGTGACCCAGACCGAGTTCAACCTCCTCGGCAAGGTCGGGGGCGCGAAGACGCATACTCTGACCGAGGCTCAGCTGCCGGCTCACTACCACGAGTTCGACGGGCAGACGTTCACCTGGGGTCAGGGTAACATCTCGTTCAACAACCAACCACAGGCACAGGTGTCGCCCCCGACTGGCAACGGCCTCGGTACCTACCAGGGCTGGCCGGGCTGGGCCTACACGGCGACCGCCGGCTCGGGGCAGGCTCACAACAACCTGCAGCCGTACTTCACCGGTCGCTGGATCGTGGCCACCGGCCTCAACTCGATCGTGGCTGCAGCACCCGCTCTCGGCCCCGGCGCGAGCACGAATATCAGCGGTAGCGGGACGAACGTCGACCCGTACCGCGTGAACTTGCAGATGGCGTGGGCGGGGCTCACTGGCCCGGCGAGCTGGAGCAGCGCGTACAAGAACAGCTGGGCGCGCGGCGTGAGCGGCGTGGGGCTCGACGCGAGCAGCGACCCCACGGCGATCATCATCGCACAGACCGGGCAGTACGAGGTGACCTGCACGCAGCGAGGCAATGGCAGCAACGGCGCGTACCTGGCGCTCGCGCTGAACGGAGATCGCATCTCGCTGCAGACCCGCCCGACTGGCATCTACACTCACGACCACTCGTCGGGATTCAGCGGCTACTCGAACGGCACATACATTGGACTCCTGAACGCGGGAGAGCGCATCACAGCCGGTGCGCCGGATACGGGCACGAGAGATCTGCTGATCTTCGGCTCCGACTCCGTTCAAGGCGCTTTGATCGTAAAGCGCATCGGGTAGAATAGAAAGAGAAAGGAGTACGACATGGCAGGACTGAAGAACCACCCCGGCCTCTGGCTTCGTGACGACGCTGCAGCGGCGTTCGACGCCTACGAGGACAAGTACGGCCGCCGCACGGTGAACTCCGCCGGGCGCACGGTCGCCGAACAGCAGGACGCGATCAATCGCTGGAACCAGGGAGGAACGTACAACCGCCCGCCCTACCTCTACAAGCCCGCGATGCCGGCCACGGCGTCCGAGCACGTCAAGGGTGGCGGCCTCGCGGTCGACATCGGAGACTACCAGACGTTCCGCCGCAACTCCGAGGAGTTCGGCTTCTTCTGGTGGGGCGACAGCGACCCCGTCCACTTCGAGTTCCGCGGCTGGAGCGGTGGTGGGTCGCCCTCGGGCTTCTCGCAGACCGTGGCCAACGAGCAGAACTGGCTGAACGCGTCGCGCGGCGAGCACCTCGCGGTGGACGGTCTCAAGGGACCGGTCACGACCGACGCCTACAAGCGCTACCAGACCTTCCTCCGTGCGTATGGCTACGCTGGCGCGATCGACGGCGAGTGGGGTCCGGGCACGCAGGAGGCGCACGCGAAGTACTACGCCGAGTGGAACGCGCCCAAGCCGGGTGTGCCCACCGCTGGCGGCGTTCCCTCGGGTCTCCCGTGGGGCGGCATCCAGCAGATGCTCAAGGGTGCTGGCTACGGCTACGCGGGAGCGATCGACGGCATCGCCGGCGTCGGAACCGTCTCGGCCTTCCAGCGCTTCTTGAACGCGTCCGGCTTCAGCGCCGGTGGCGTCGATGGTCAGTGGGGTCCGAACACCGGTGCTGCAGCGCAGCGCTGGCTGAAGGCTCGCTGGGGCTACACCGGTGCAATCGACAACGACTTCGGCGGCGGCACTCGCGCTGCGTGGGGTCGTGCTGACGCGGCGAACGCCGCAGCGTTCTGACGAAGGGGTCTCGAGTCACCATGACTGACGAGGAGAAGATGCCGCTATGGATGTCCATGTTCCAGAAGGAGATCCTGCGGCGGTTCGACGAGATGTCGGACAACCTCAAGGACATGGTGACTCGGGACACCTTCAGGGACGAGAAGGTCCGAGTCAGCGACGAACTGACCCGGAAGGGTCAGGAGATCAGCGAGCTTCGGGCGGACCTGCAAAAGGAAAGTACGGCACGGCAAGCCACCGAGACCGCCGCCGCGGCCGAGGCACTAGCCGAAGCCCAGAGCCGACAGCGAGTGCAGTCGGCGACCAACTGGCAGTGGATCCTAATCGTGGGAACCGCCGCCCTCAACTACCTGATGCGGTTCCTTCCGGGAGGCTCTCAGTGAGCAACACCCCCTAGCGAGAGGAAGAGATGACCATCAACGATCCCACGCCCGAGTCGCCGCTCACGCGCAGCGACGTGAAGGCGTCGATCACCCCGAACAAGGTGATCGAGAACCCCGACACGCGTCGGCACTGGCAGGACGCCCTCAACGCCGTTCTGCTCGTTGCGGCGGTCGCGTCGCTGTTCTTCGCGACCTTCCCGGAGGTCGCGATGGGCACCGACTACCCGAACCGCATCATCCTGTTTGTGAACACGGCGGTGCTGCTCGTGGCCTCGGTGTACGGCTTCACCGTCACCCGTCCCAACATCCCGAAGTTCTAGTCGACAGGCTACAATAGACCTGAGAGGAGGGCGTGATGGCCTTCGACCTGTTCAAGTGGTTCAGCACCGGCAACGGTGAGACCGAAGAGCCCAAGCCCAAGCCGAAGTCGACGCCCTCCCCTCAGGCGACGACCAAGCCGAAGCCGCAGCCCGCGCCCACGGTGCAGCGCGACTTTAGCCAGCCGGCCGCGGTGTTCGGCCCGGTGCCCGGTAGTACCCGCTCTCGCCAGGGCGGGGGCTCGTTCGACCCGGTGCCCGGTAGTACTCGCTCTCGCCAGGGCGGGGGCTCGTTCGACCCGGTGCCCGGTAGTACTCGCTCTCGCCAGGGCGGGGGCTCGTTCGACCAGCCCGGCGAGCAGCCGAAGCCGGAGCCGGACAAGCCCAACGACTTCCTGGAACGCATGGGCCAGGCGCAGGTGGACCGCGGCGCTCAGCCGCGGGGTGCCGTGGAGGACGTGTTCAACTGGCTCACGGAGCCGGTGAACAGCCCTGACGAGTTCTTCCAGCCGGTCGGCGGTACGACCGACCGGATCAAGAGGGCAGAGACCGAGAAGGCGGTGGCCGCCGAGCAGGCCGCCGAGGAGCGCTCGAGCTGGGCAACCGGTCTCGGGAGCACGGGAAGCCCCACTGCTCGGCAGGTGACGGAACTCACATGGGACCAGTACGACGCCCTCACCCCGCGGCAGCGCGCCGCGGTCGACGCCAACACGATGCTCGTCAACGCCGTCCGACAGGATCTCGCGGGCGGTGCGACGGGAAGCGCTGACTCGGACTACGACAGCGCTGTGTCGGCGCTGTTCGGCGAGCAGGGCGGGAGCGACACGTACGCCCCGGCGACCGTCAACGCCCTCACCGCGCTCGGCATCAAGGACACCACTCGTGGCGACCTCGACACGTACCTGGACCAGAGCGCTCTGCTCGGCCAGGACGACCTCGACGCGATGCTGGCCGACCGCTCCGGCTGGAGCGAGGAGCAGGTGCTCGACGACAAGCGGGGTCTCAACGCGCTGCAGTTCTCCGGGCAGGCGATCTCGAGCCTCCGCAACACACTGGCCGGCGGCGGTGCGCCGCGCTCCGGCGTCAGCCCGACCAGCGCCGCGGCGGGTGACCTCAACGATCTCTTCGAGATGCTGAACACCCGCAGCAACTACGACTCCCTCGGGGATCAGGACGTGAGTGAGATCCTCGGCCTGTTCCTGCAGGACACCGGCCTCGACGCCGGCACCGTGACACGGTACTTCGACGACCGTCTCAACGCCTTCGACTACGGAGCAGCCGAGGTTCCCGCAGATAAGATCAGCACGGCTGAGTTCCGCAGCCGCTACTTCGGAGGTCAGTAATGGCAACGCCCCCTGGGTGGACGAGCCCCTTCGCTCAGCCCGCACCCCAGTACAGCCCCAGCAACCCGGCGCCGTACGGCAAGGGTGCCGGCATACTCAAGGTCGAGAACGGCGGTGGTGTCCTGCCGTGGCTCAAGCCCGTCGTCATCGCGCCGAACGGCGACCGCACCATCAACACGAGCCAGGCCGACACCGGTGACGGCGGGGGCGGCGGAGACGGCGGAGCAGCCCGTGCGGCAGCGGCGGCGCGTGCCTCCGCGCGCTCGGCCAGCCGCCAGCAGAACGAGAACGCGAGCCGTCTCGCGCAGCAGCAGCGCGGCCTGATCGACGCGTTCGCCAGTCAGCGAGACGTGAAGCTCGGTAACATCACCAACGCCTTCCAGGCCAGCGACTCGCTCCTGCTCAAGAACTACCAGACCGCTCTCGAGGGTCTGATGGGGACGAAGCGCCAGAACGAGATGGCTGAGGCCGACGCCTCGTTCAGCAACGTCGCCAACGCCGTGCGCGAGCGACAGGGTGTCAGCGAGCAGGCCGCCAGCCAGGGCGCCGGCGAGACCGACCTCCTCCGCGCGCAGCTGCAGGCACTCCGCAACTACTCGTCGAACCAGGGCGAGGTCAACCGCTCGTTCCACGACACGTTGCAGAGCATCAACAACAGCGTCGGTTCGCTGAACAGTGACACGGCGAGCAGCCGCACCAACCTGTTCAACCAGGCCGAGGCCGACCGTGAGCAGGCGTGGGCCAACTATGCCAACCAGGCCGCGGACGCGTGGACGCAGATCATGAACATCGAGGCGGGCGGTAACGTCGAGAGCGATACGACCGAGGGCTACAGCAAGCTCTACGCCGACGCCGGAGACCAGGCCGCTGCGGTCACCCGCAACACGTACAACCGCCAGGGCATCCCGACCGGCTGGACCGATTGGGAAGGCAAGGGCCAGAAGGAAGAGCGCCAGCTCACGAGCAGCAACCGCGCCGCCGCCGTCAACCTCGGGGGCGCGCAGAAGAAGCCCGAGGGCGCGACCCTTCGGAAGTGGGGTGCGGAGTGAGTAACCCGGACGTGGCACTCACGCTCGACGACGCGGTGCAGGAGGTCCTCAGCCTCCTCACCGGTCTCGACGTGAACTACGACCCCGAGTACGATCGGTACCGCTCGATCGCTCGGACGCTCAACCGCGCTCTGCGGGCCAATGCGCTGGAGCACGAGTGGAGCTACTACTCCTCGACGGAGGTCGTGGGAGTCGTCCACCCCGGCGACACCGATGTGGCGCTGCGCTCGACCGTGCGGCTCCGCAGTGTCGGCGACGACAGCGTACGCTTCGTCGTGCCGGGCACGGAGCAGGTGGTGCAGTGGGCGTACCTGCTGCCCCGCGACGCGCTGCACAAGTACAACGGCCGCTACGCCGGCATCTGGGCTTCAGTCACGAACGGCCGCCTCTCGTTCTCTCGCCCTCTCGGCGCACAGCTGGCGGGCCTCGAGATCCACCTGCCCGTCATGCGCGAGCCCCGCATGTTCGACATCCCCGCGGTGCCGAACGACCCGGACACACCGCTCGAGCCTGTCGACCAGGCGACGCGCGACCAGGAGTTGGACTTCGACTACCCCGACGTGGTGATCCTTCGCGCGGCTTACATGTACGCGCAGACCGACCCGGTGATGCAGCCCCGCGTGCAGACGCTCGAGGCTCAGTTCAACGACCTGAAGTACCAGCTCATCTCTCGAGACGACGCCCACACCGACTCCCCGTTCATGAACGACTACTTCGTACCGATCACCAATTCGATCGACGGAGGCAGCTACGGCTGGAACGGTCGTCACCCACACAGTGATGAGCGCCGCTGATGGCAGGGCCCAAGGCTAAGGTTCCGGCGCCGATCGATCGGCCGCTCGCGAAGGCGTACCTCCGCGAGTTCGCTGGCTGGAGCACGGCGTACCCGCCGGGCCTCAGCGCACCCACGTCTCTCCGCATCATGGAGAACGTGCAGGTCACGCGCGAGGGCGCAGTGCGGACACGACCTGCACTGCGCTCCGTGCTGACGACGAACACCTGGCTCGACGCCAACTACGACGCGCGCATGGTCGGCGGCTTCGAGCACTTCTTCCTCAACAACGGGAAGAAGGCTCTGCTGTTCGCGGCACGCAGCAACATGGGCATCGTGAGCTTCAAGGTCGCGGTCTACAACACGGCGACCGCCCGCTTCGACATCAAGCCGCTCTCCGACCCGGACATCAACTTCTCGATCCCGCAGGGCGAGTCGGTCCTGAACTTCTCGTCGGCGACGACGTTCGTGAAGTACCTGCAGATCGACAACAAGATCTTCGCGCTGAGCGACGCAGGCGAGGATCTCCGCCTCTTCAACGTGGGGACGACGAAGTCCGCGCGTAAGGTCACGCCGATCACCGTGCCTGCCTGGGCCGGTGCAGACGTGGTGGACGTGCGGCACCCCGACGCGGCGTGGATCAACAACGCCACGAAGAACACCATCCCCGCGGCGGAGACGCCGACGACACAGACCCTCATCAGCAGCACCGCAGCGAGCAACACGTATAACTACGCGTACTACTATACCTTCGAAAACGAGGTGGGCGAGAGCGCGGCCAGCCAGCTGAAGGTCATCAAGGCCGCTCGAGGCTGGAGCCAGTGGCGTTTCTTCGCGCCGGATGGCAGCGGTAACCCGACAACCACGCCCGTCACGGACCCGGCAATGGCGATGGATCAGCTGATCGCCGTCCTGCCGCAGGCCGTGTTCGACGCAGCGATCGGGCAGGGAGCGCTCAAGTGGAACCTGTACCTCGCGACGTGGAGCGACACCGACACTGTGCCGCCAGAGGGCATTATCGTCGGGACGCGCTCGCTCGTGGGTGCCGGCGTCACGTACCAGACGGCAGGTTGGATTGCGAACACCGCAGCCGTGGACATCGGTACCAACAGCAGCCCTCTCCCCACGGCGGAGAACCGTTATAACTACAGCGACCCGTCGAGCGCGTCGCAGGGTCTCGTGGCCGGTGACCGTCTCATCCTCGTCAACGACAAGGAGAACGGCGCGCTGATCCGCTGGACCAGCAACCAGATCGGGGAGTACACGAACTTCACGCCCAGCAAGGGCGGCGGCCTCAAGACCCTGACGAGCGGTAACCTCCTGATCCCGAGCTCGGTTAAGCTGTGGCAGAACCCACAGTCGGTTGACACAATCACGATCCTCTGCACCGGTGTCGACGGCTACTCGACCGCGTACTACATGGCCCCGGCGGTGGTGAACGGGCAGAGCGACAGCACGAGCATCATGGGCTTCGAGGAGACGACCGCGACGCCGGGCACTGTCAGCCCATACGGCGTCGAGGTGCTGAACAACGCCCTCTACCACCCGCTGGACACCGAGCTCATGAAGAGTACGGCGGCCAACTACAACATCAACCACGCGACGATGACTGATGACATCGCGAACAAGTGGCTCGAGCTGTTGAAGAAGGACGACATCGTCAGCACGCAACACGATAATCGCCTGTACTACATCGTCAACAACCCGGACGGCGTGGCGGTCCCGGCAGGCTGCAACGGCAACGAGATCTGGGTTCTCGACGCCGGCAAGGACCAGGGCAGCTGGAGTCGCTGGCTGATCCCCGCGATCTCTCTGAGCAAGCTCGAGGTCGCCGGGAAGCTCTACGTCGCGGTCAGCCGCCCGGAGAGCATCTTCGTCCTGGACGACCTCAAGATCACGGACGACGCGAGTGCGCCCGGCGGTACGCTGCAGAGGGCGATCCCGTGGAAGATGGAGACCAACACGCAGGGCGCGAACAAGGCGCACGACGCCTGGGCCCGCCTGCAGCAGGTCAACATCACGGCAGGCAACTGGCGCGGCACCATGCGCTACGGGATCCGCGGCTGGGACATGCACGGCAAGCCGGTCGACGTGAGCAAGGTCTACAAGCGCCCGCTCTTGGACGACCTCGCCTCTCGACCTCTTCCGTTCGACATTAACGACTTCCTCCTGATCCGCAAGGACCTGATGGAATGGATGTTCTACGCTGAGAGCGTCGAGGAAGAGGGCGCAACTGCCCCCAGCTACGGTAGAATCAGCTATGTGCAGTATCGCTACGCCCCCGTCAGCGTCAACGTGGGGTACGAGTACGGTTCTGTGGAGACCTTCGAGTACGGACGCAGCTCGGTAGGAGCGGTCAGCAACACCGACAACGGTGTGCCGCAGAGTTACATCGATACGAGGAGACCATAATGCCCTTCAACGGACCCGTCATCAGCGGCGTCACCTCCGGCGGTGCCGAGGTCGCGTTCCGCGTCAACACCAGTGGCCAGCAGGAGACCGTCATCCCGGCCGGCACCACGAGCATCGGCAAGGCAGAGGACGCCCCACACGCCTCCGGCGACGTGGGCGTCCTGACCCTGGGCGTCC